AGCCTCGAGAACCTGCCTAAGTTCTCTTCTGTGGGAGAGGCAGCCAGACACTTCACAGACAACTATTTCCGGCCTTCTACGCCCCATTTGGACCGCCGTACAACCTCTGGTGAATCAGTATATCAGCGGTTCCTCAATGTGGGACCTCAAACCCCAAAGCCCGGCCTGTCACCTATCTTTAATGGTAAGTGGCTAAAGAATCTGGGTAAGAAGTTTGGTGATAACGCTTCCATTGGCACTGTGTTCTCCAAGGATCCAACCAAGAACGCTAAGTTGATGAGCAAGCTTGACAAGCGAGCAGCCAAGGCACTTGGGGCTATCTACGACTTCCAACAAGGTCGTGGCGATAAGAAGCTAACCAAGAAGGGTTGGAAGTACCTTGAGAAGACTGGCATTTCCAATTTTGCTGGTGCTTTCGGTATCAACGACAAGCGTAGCCTCGTTCAGTCGAATAATAATGGCAATACATTCAAAATGCCATCTGCTTTGACCACGTTTAATCCCTCAGATATCTACAAGCAGAACAGCAGCTTCAGTGAAGCGCTTAATGCTCAGTATGAACGTCTGGGATCAATTGGGTCTCAAATGGGTAAGCTATTCGTGGATAAGGCCAACTCTTACGGTACAAAGGCCTTTGAGCTCAGCACTAAGAACGTAGCTGACATCAACAACAGGGCTTACGCCGATGCTGGTAGTAGGGAGGCAATCTCTGATGCTGCTGGTGTCTATGGCGGAGCTGCCCAGGTCAAAGCTGCTGAAGGCGGTGATGATTACGGTGAGAAAGCTATGAATATGGATACAACAACCATTAACCAAGCTGCGTACGGTACCAGTGCGCCTAACGTCGCCGGATAGGCCTCTAGGAGGGGCTACAAGGCCCCTCTAACCCCACTCACGCTAGATTATGCCTAACACTAAAACAAGCCGCCTTGAAGAGGCGTTAAAGGGGGACTTCAAGATTTTCTTACGTGCCGTATGGCATGAGCTAGGACTCCCTGCACCAACCCGTGCCCAGAACTGCATAGCAGACTATCTGCAGAATGGGCCTAAGCGATTACAGATTCAAGCATTTAGAGGTATTGGAAAGTCTTATGTTACCGCCGCCTATGTACTATGGGAGCTCTTCAGAGATCCCGACAAGAAGATTATTTGTCTGTCCGCATCTAAAGATCGTGCAGACTCCAACTCGATCTTCCTCCAGAAGCTCATTATGCAGATCGACTGGCTCGCGCATATGCGGCCTAAAGGCGATCAGTTCCGCTGGTCTCGTGTCAACTTTGACATTGGCGGCTGTGTTCCTACTCAGTCACCTTCAGTCAAGTCAGTCGGTATCACTGGTAACTTCACGGGTAGTCGAGCGGACATCATCCTCTACGACGACGTCGAAGTCCCCAACAACTCTGCTACAGACATGCAGAGAGAGAAGCTGCTCCAGCTTGTAACTGAAGCTGAATCAGTCCTCATTCCTAAGAAGACTTCCAGGATTATCTATCTTGGTACTCCTCAGACAACCTTCACCGTCTATCGTAAGCTATCTGAGAGGGGCTACAAGCCCTTTGTATGGCCTGCTAGGTACCCTAGTGACCAAAGCCTCTATGAAGGCACCTTAGCGCCCCAGCTAGAGGCCGATCTGGAAAAGGGGGCTAAAGCGGGATCTCCAACAGATACTCGATTCGGAGAAGAGGAGCTAACAGAGCGTGAAGCCCACATGGGGCGCTCTAACTTCGAACTCCAGTTCCAATTAAACACAACCCTGTCTGATGCTGAGAAGTTCCCCCTTAGATTCTCTGACTTCATTTGTACACCTCTGTCTGACACCTGTGCTGAGCGTTACGCTTGGAGCAGTGACCTTCGTTACGTACACAAGGAGTTGCCTGCTGTCGGTCTACCTGGAGATCGTTGGTTTGCACCGATGTTTATTGATGAGGGGATGGACGACTATGCCGAGACGATCGTCTCCGTTGACCCTAGCGGTCGTGGTACTGACGAGACAGTGTATACGGTTCTGTCTCAAGCTAATGGATATGTGTTCTTCCGCCATATGGGCGCTTCACGTGACGGCTATTCGGATACAACGTTATCTGAAATCGTAAGAACCGCTAAAAAGTATCATGCTACTACGATCCTTGTCGAGTCCAACTTTGGTGACGGAATGGTATGTGAACTCCTTAAGAGACACCTCATACAGCAGCAATGTAATGCCCATCTGGAAGAGGTACGTGCTTCAGTACGAAAGGAGGAGCGAATCATTGAGACTCTGGAACCTATTCTAAATCAACACAAGCTAATCGTAGATCCCAAGGTTATTGAGTGGGACTACAGATCCAATCCAGACGTTGCTCCAGAGAAGAGACTGGAATACATGCTCATGTACCAGCTCTCCCGCATGTGTAGGGAGAAGGGAGCAGTCAAACATGATGACCGGGTTGACTCGCTTGCTCAAGGGGTCCAATGGTTTACAGATGCTCTTGCTCAATCCGCTCATAAGCGTCAAGCAGAAAGACGAAATGAAGAGTGGACAGCAATGATGGAGATGTTCGAAGAAGCTCCCTCTGAAGCAATTGATGGTCTCTGTTTAGGGGTCAGTTTTACCCAGTTTAAGCGTAAGTCTCAGAACCTACGCAAACCCTTGCGCTGGAACTAATTAACAACGACTGCGGCCATTAGCAAGGAGAGGACCAAGGGAAGTGGTGCTCCCCCTCTCCAAGGTGGATGGCGACACGGGGAAGAAGACCACCTAATCGGTAGTCTCTTCCCCCTTTAAGCCGCCTAAGGGGGGGACTATAGGGGGGGATTAAAGACCGTATAAGCCGGTGATGGGGGGAATAAGAGGGGGATTAGACAGGAATATGGAATAGACGGGGATAAAGGGGGGAGTATATCCATCACATCTTTATAGCTGACGTATGACTGATGATAGATGACGTATCCGATTAGATGGAATTCTAACGTTAAAGCGGACACGTCCTACTACTGAGAGTATTTTGTCAGAAAAATGTGAACCCGTATACGATAAGGTAGGGGCCAAAATCCCCCCTTAGCCCCCCCTTGAAACCCATTGCAACGGGGTAGGGGGCCTGTGATGGTGAAAGCGGGCGCTAGCTCGCACCCTATGCGCTATATGTGGGGTCAAAGGGGGCATCAAGGGGCCTAAAGGGGCTAGATGCGGGGTCAAAGGGGGTTGACTTATGCCCCTAAGTGCGCGCATCTGTTCGCTTTGATCCCCTTTGAACCCTCATCAACCCGCTACATCGCTCTACAAGGCCACTAGCGGGCGTTAGCACGCCCTACAAGGGGCTACAAGGGGCTTCAAGCATTGATTGGGTGCAATGACACCAACGACCAGCTAGGGCGTGCTAGCGCCCGCTAGAGGGGCTTACAGGGGCTTACAGCGTGGACCATGGATATAGAGCGTGCTCGATGCATTAGGTCATTCACCATCACCCTGCCCGCTTGAGCCCCCTTGAAGCCTCATATATCTATTGTTACAGGCCTCGTTACAATGAATTTATCCAGTGATACCAATGGATTTGGGGTGGATATGGCACAACAGGTAGAAATACTCATGCCATCTCGGCTGGCTGGGGTCCATAATGTGGGTACGAGGCGAGGGGAAGGCGGCAACGCACCTCAAGCCTCACACCAAGAAGGAGCCGGCGAGAAGCCAGGCCAACCGACTTGACAAACGCCACGATCCGGGGCATAATCGGACCAAGGCCACCGGGAAGGCCTTCCAAAGTTCCCACCAGCACCTAGACAACCGAATCACGGATCTCCCAGGCAATAAGGCCAGGGCTTCCCCGAGAACTCTCCCACGCACTCCGGCTCACCAAGGCAGGCACGGGCAAAGGGATCGAGCGGGGCACGACAGGCAATAAGCCCTGGGAGACACCGAGTTCCGCAGAGCACCAAGACAAGGCGAGAAGCCGAGAGATCGAATCACTCCTTGGTGCATTGCCAGCCAATGAGGCTGGCTCACCTAGTACAATGCTTCTTCAAGCTGCTGCTGGCTCACGTAAGCTGGCTAACCACACCGACCCACGGACACAAGGCGGTGACAGGGCTGAGGCTTTCCGCTTTGACCCTGCTGCAGATCCACGGTTCGTGGCATTCATGGCTAAAGTTCACCATCATCACGAGGCTTGATCTCATGCAATCGATGACATCCGTTAAGTGCTCTGGCAAGACTGCTCGCAAGGGCAGGATCTACCATCAGCTCAAGGGCAAAAAAGTTGACCGGCCTATTGACTGGTCAGCCAAGCCACCAAAGGCTAAGGCTCTTGAAATCGTCACTCTCATTAAGGCCTGAACCATGACCACACGCACATGCCCAACGCTTGGCTATCTCTTCCCAGCTGCTCGTGATGAGGACTGGGATGCACAGATCGATGACATCATCTACGAACTCGCTGAGATGGAGGCTGCTCCTAACTCTGAGGAATGGGCCGATGCCATCGAGGGTTATCGCTGCATGACCGATGCTGAGATAGCTCAGATCTACGTCGATAGATCTCAAGCAGTCTATGAGCCCATCGACTATGATGAGGCCTGGTGATCCGTTAAAGCGGGAGGACAGGTGCAATCCCTGTCCCACCAATTGCCAGCCACTGAGGCTGGCTCCTTTAAGCACCATGAACACCACCACCAAAGCTGCCTTCCGTACCGTTGCTGAGGCTGATGTCTTTGCAGCTGACAAGGCTCCCGCCAAGGTAGTCCGTCCCTACTACCTCGCTGATATGGATCACGCCGCTAGCATGGCCCGTGGCTGGGCAGTGCTTGCAGACTGTGGTCGCCCCGGCGCTGCTGAGCGCTTCAACGAGTGCATTCACACGGCCATGGGCTGGCGCCCTGAGCACACAGCTGATGAGCTCACCTTCTGATCATCCTACTGAGGCCTTCGGGCCTCTCTAGGGTGTTCTCGCACCCTACCAATTCACCATCATCATTCAACCAATGGACTTCGAACAACGTCTTGAGCGCTACGTGCGCATCTTTGTCAAGGTTTGTGTAGCCGTATATGTTGCGGGCTACACGCTTGGATCATTTGTCCACAAGGCCAACAATCAGCTGACTGCCCTTGTACGCCTTCCTAGGCGCTCTAAGGTACAGAAGGCCCAACGCCTAGCTAAGCAAGCCTTACAGGCCCTTCTAGACGCCGCTGAGCGCCTTCTAGCTCAGGCTGATCAGTACCTATCAACCCTTGAGGCCTAACTGATGCCCATGCACTACACCGTCATCTATAAGGATGAGCGCAACCAGCGCCGTCACTTCTGTTGCTATGCGACTGGCGTCTATGAGGCGCGGATCGCAGCAATGGAGCTCAACGCTCACATCCACCAGCACCCCAACTCCATTACCCACATCATCACGAACAACAATGACGACTGGCAGTAACCGACACCCACATCCCAACTCAACTCTGGTTGAGCGCATCTTGTTCTACAGTGAGCATGACATGCTCGCTCAGGCTCGAGCCCTAGCTGCCCTTGGAGATTACCTCGAAGAGTGTGCAGCATGGGAGCTCGAGATCGAAGACATCTTCTGATTCACCATCACACGAGGTACACACCATGACCAACAAACTTGCACCACTTGCCCTGCCCCTTGGGGCCGCTCTATTGCTCGCTGGTCAGGCTATGGCTGCGCCTGTAGCTGCCCTTAAGCAGTTAGGCAGGGAGGCAGCCCGCATCTACTGCAGCGACACCGTACAAGCTGAGCTAGTGGGCGCTACGCCCTTTGCAAGGGGTCAAGTCGCCAGCTTTATCAGGGAGCAGCTCGGTGAGGAACTGGGCTATGAGCTTACAGCTGTTGAGAAAGGACGAGTGAGCGCACTTGTGCGTGACCTTACTCTCGGAGGCTATTGTGAGCCTGGCAGCATTTAAGGTTAGCTGGTCACCTAAACTCTCTAAATTCAGAGTTCTGAGGCGTAAGCTACGGGTCTATACCCGCAACCTACATCCAGTTTTGAAGATTATTCTCGAGCATCTACTCGACGGCATCCTTAGGTTCTTTGAGGATCATTGGATAGACGCAAAGGTAGATGCTGAGATCAACAGAGCAGTTGCAAGCTGGCCTGAGGCTAAGGAGCCTCAACCAATCATTCGGGAGCTTCCCTCTGAGGTTCCCGGTTTACCAACTTTCACAATCACGGCACCACACCATGACAGAACGACACAAGCGGGGCCAAGCACCCACCCCCATTGAGCAGTCTTACATAGAGATGTGTGAGCGCTGTGATGCCCTGGGAGCGCAGTTTGACGCAGCTAAGGCATGCGACGACAAAGAGCATGCTGCAAAGGTCTTTCTAGACCTCAAGAGCATCGCTACCGAATGGGGTATCGGCATACAGCTGGTTGAGGTGGACCCCGATGAGGATTCTCAATAACCAGCCCTTATTGAGATACAGGCCATTAACAGCCCAAGGGGAGACAACCCTGAGGCCCCTTCCATTAGACCGGAGGTGACCGATGGAATAGAGACCACAGCATCACCACCTCTGCTTCAAACCCGCTTTAACCCATCATGAAACCACATCCACACCGCGCCCTGGAGGCCCTGCCCGATGACTGACCTCTCCCCCGCCGCGAAGGCGGTGCTTGATGCTGCCAATGGTGCTCAATCCTATGGCCCAGATGATTGTCTCAACGAATCTCGCTGGGTTGCTGCTGCCGCCCTGCGAGCTGCTGCAGATCAACTGAAATACAAGCTCCTTGATGTGGAGGTTGTCGATTGTTCACAACTGCTTTTGCTCGCTGATGAGCTTGAAGCCTAGTAGTCAGACCCACTTAATCACCATCACACGCCATGATCATTCTCGATGACCAATGCTACGTAGACACTGAGGGATACATCATCTCACTGTCTCAAGAGGCCGCTGAACAGCTCACAGATGAGGAATACAGCCTCTATCTCGCTGGTCAGCTTGAGTACACCCTATCGGAGATCGTATGAGTGATGAGTCTTTAGCTGCTGTAAGCCGGCAGCTCGCACTCGAGACACGCTCACACAATGAGGCGGTAGAGCGCCTTCTAAGCCGCACTAACAAGGCTGAGGATAAGGGTAGGGGCTCACAGACCCTTACCGGTTCAAAGCTGATCAAAGCCGCCGTAGAGGCCTGTGCAAGTACCTTTCAAGCCAACATCAACCACACTCTCAGGGGTGTGGCTGGTCGTGATATGGCCCTTGTGGCTAACACCGTTGGCAAGATGGACCCCGAGATTCTGGTCGTTATCACCCTTAAGGTGGTGATGGACTCAGTGCTCCTTAAGGACAGGCCGAACAAGAAACAGGTCGTAGATAACGAGATAAAGAGTGTCACTAGCAAGATTGGTGCAGCAATACACCATGAGGCTAGGCTCTCATCATATCGAGAGCAGGCACCAAAGCTCTACGACCACATAGAGCGAAGCTGGAATGAGCACGGACATAAGTCCGTTGCTTATCGTGTCACAGGTATGGCCCGCTCTATGAACAAACAAGGCATAGAGTGGAAGGCTTGGAGTCCCTTACAGACCAACAAGATAGGGGCTAAAATGCTGAACTGGGTCGCTGAGGCTACTGGAAACCAGTGGTTCACAATAGAGACCCACATGATCGGCAAGAACAAGAAGGTCACCACTATCTACCCCACGAGGGAGCTGTTAGGCATACGGGATTCAATTATGAATGCTGCATGCAACATGGCCTACCTATCGTGGCCAATGCTTTGTAAGCCAGTCCCTTGGTCATCAGAGCAACATGGTGGGTACCTTACTGCTGACGCTAGATCCCATACCCTTGTGCGAGGCCATAAAGGCACGCCACAGGCTCAGAACGAGCTTCCCCTTGAGATGCTCAACAACCTACAGACCGTGGCATACAGGCTCAACAGGCCTGTCCTTGATGCGGCTCAGTACTGCTACGACCACTGGATGGAGGTTGGCTGCTTCCATCGTAAGGCCGCAACTGTTGTTGAGTCTTGGCTATCTGAGGATGCCACCAAGGAAGAGATCAGGGATTATCGTCGCTACCGTAAGGCAGTTGAAGATGAGAACTGTAAGCTCACAGCCAAGAACTGGCAGACCACTGAGGCTATGTACGTAGCCAACATCTTTAAGGATGAGCCAGAGTTCTACTTACCGTGGAACTTTGACTATCGTGGCCGTGTCTACAGCATATGCACCTCTCTTCAGCCACAGGGTACAGACTTCCAAAAGAGCCTGTTCTACTTTGCTGAGGAAGGCCCCATAAACGCCGATTGGCTGTACTGGCACGCCGGCACCACTTGGGGTCTAGACAAGAAGACACATGCTGATCGCATCGCTTGGGCTAAGGAACAGCACGAGATGTTCACCATCATAGCTGCTGACCCCGTGGAAGCTCTCCCTATCTGGTCAAAAGCTGATGAGCCTTGGATGTTCTTGGCTGCTGCCATTGAGATCCACGACTGCCTGATCGCCAAGACTAAGGCCACCTCTGGCCTACCCATTGGCGTAGATGCCACATGCTCTGGTCTGCAGCATCTCTCAGCCTTAACGCTGAATAGAGATGCAGCCTATCAAGTTAATGTGGTGCCCACCCCTGTGCCTTCTGATGGCTACAGGACCGTGGCAGAACGGGCTAGAAAGTTCCTACCCAAGCATGTAGGAGATTGGATCGATCGTAAGGTCACCAAGCGGACAGTGATGACGCTACCCTATGGCGTCACTAAGGAGTCAGCTAGGCACTACATCTACATGGCTCTACAAGAGCAGGGTAGGACAGATGAGGAGCTGAAGCCCTATGAGACTGAGATCGTGAACGCGATCTTCTGTAAGGCAGTGCCTGAGGTGTTCCCTGGCCCTATTTCCGTTATGTCTTGGCTGCAGAAGTCAGCTAGAGATCTAATCAGGAATGGGAACAAGGAGATCAGCTGGGTCACTCCCTCTGGCTTTATCGTTCACCAGATCCACCACAAGTGGAACTGCGATATCGTTAAGACCAGAATCATGGGCTCAGTCAGAAAGATGAGCATAGCTAGAGATGAAGAGAATCACACGCCAGACTCTGGCAGGCATTCCTCTTCTATCAGCCCTAACCTCATCCACTCTCTAGATGCATCACTGCTGCATTTCATGTTCAGCGAATGGGATAAGCCTTTTACCTGCATTCATGACTGCATCCTTGGCCGCTCTTGCGACATGGATGACATGCAGCAGGGCATCAGGCTGCACTTTGCTGAGATGTACAAAGGAGACCCACTTAAGGATTGGGCCAAACAGCTAGGCCTTAAGGTTCCTGATGACATGATCATCGGAGACCTAGACCTAGATCAAGTCAACCATTCCCACTACTTCTTCTGCTGATGTGATCTTTATTCCTGACACCCACTACATGCTGATCCCGATCATCTTGGTCGGGTTCGGTTTGCCCACCATCATCAACTACATCGCACACATCCACAAATGACCAACAACCGCTACACCTTTGAGACCACCCTTGAGGGCTTCGTCAACGTTGGCGAGCCAAGCGGTAAGTTCCAGAACTGCTGCTTCAGCTTCCGCATCCCTGCTGAGGTACTGAAAGGGCAGGTCGAGCCTGACCGAGCTGAGCTGCTGGAATGGGCAGCCAGCAAAGGCACCACCAAGCGCACCAACGATCCCAAGTGGGATGAGGAAGGGCTGGTTAAGTACACCTACAACCAGCAAGAGGAGGGGGTGACAAAGCTGCCTGAGGTTGTCTTCGTAGACACTGATGGCGACATCATCCCCCTTGAAACCCGCAAGGGCATCCGCAAGGGCACCAAGGTAGTCCTCATTGTCCAGCAGAAGCCATACACCAAGCCCAAGCTGGGCACAAAGCTGATCGTCCTTGGTGCTCAGGTACTTGAGCTCAACAGCGGGCAGGTGGTCGATTCCGGTGACCTAGCACAAGAGGACGTAGCTGCCTTGTTCGGTAAGCGTGACGGCTTCAAGCTCAGTGCTCCCAATGTGGTAGCCGCTGAGGTAGCGCCCGATGCTGAAGAAGAAGGCGGCTATGATTTCTGAGAACTTCCGTTCTAAGTTCGAGCAACGCCTTGCTGCCCTACTCGACAAGGTTGGGGTGCCCTATCTCTATGAGTGCAGGCACCTCGATTATGTATGCAAACGAACCTACACCCCAGACTTTGAACTTCCTAACGGCGTTATCCTTGAGGCTAAAGGCTTCTTCAAGCCAGCAGACCGAACCAAGATGCTTGCGGTTAAGAAGGCTCATCCCAGTCTAGACATAAGGTTTGTATTCCAAGCCAACAACAAGCTATCAAAATCTTCAAAGACAACCTACGGGGCCTGGGCAGACAAGCACGGGTTCCCATGGTGTATTGGTCCCTCCATTCCCGAATCATGGCTAAAGTGAATCCTGACATCGACATCTTCATGCGCGAGCTTGATGCAATCGTCGATGAATACGAGCACGACTTCCACGTCAACATCAGCGACCTGCGTAATGCTCTTGTAGATTACGTGGAGGTGCTCGATGAGCTCAGACTCTGAGTTCGTACGTCACATCCCTTGTGACAATTGCGGTAGCTCAGACGCCAACAGTCTATACACTGATGGCCACACCTACTGTTTCTCATGTAACCATGTGACAAGCACAGAAGACAGCGAGGCCCCATCTGAGGGCCTTGTTTTTTACTTTGGTGAGCATCGCGCATTGCGTGCTCGCAAGATCAGCGAAGAAGTCTGCCGTAAGTTCAACGTCAAGGTCGAGGGGCCTCACATAAGGTTCCCTTACACCGATGTAGCTGGCCGCGTTGTTGGCTACAAGGAGAAAGACCAAGAGAAGAACTTCAAGTGGCGGGGCAAGAACGCTGAGAAGCGCCTATTCGGCCAACAGCTCTTTGGTGGCGGCAAGAGAGTCGTAATCACTGAGGGCGAAATGGATGCGTTGTCTGTCTATCAGGCAATGCCCAAATGGCCAGTAGTCTCTATCTTCTCAGGAGCTAAGGGAGCCCGCAAGGATCTCGAGCATCAGCTAACTTGGCTGATGGGCTTTGAGGAGATCGTTCTTCTATTCGACGCTGATGAACCAGGACAAGCTGCAACACTTGAGTGCGCTCAATTATTCCCACCAGACAAGGTTAAGATCGCTAGCCTTGGAGGATACAAGGATGCATCAGAGGCGCTGCAAGCTGTTGACGGTGAGGCGATCAGACAAGCTATCTGGAACGCCCAGAGCTACACCCCTAAGTCAATCATATCAGGAGCTGAGATCTATGATCTTCTCAGGGCTCCAATGGTTGGCAGGGACTGCTCTTGGCCTTGGACTGCTATCGATACCGTTACTGGTGGCATCAGGCTCAAGGAGCTTATCACCATCACAGCCGGTACCGGAGCTGGTAAGAGCACCCTTTGCGGGGAACTCGCCCAGCATCTTATCGCTCAAGGCTTTAAGGTCGGCTACATCGCATTAGAAGAGTCAGTACAACGTACTGGTCTCAGACTGATGACTGTTGTTGCCAACAAACCACTACACCTCGACAACACCCTAGATGAACGAGACTTTAAGCGCGCTTTTGATCTCAGCGTTGGTTCTGGGAATTTGTATCTTCGAGACGGCTTTGGCTCTATCGATCCTGACGTGATCCTGAACGATATGCGCTACTTAGTTAAAGCTAAGGGCGTGCAGTTCTTGATCCTCGATCACCTCAGCATCTTATTGTCTGGTACCTACCATGATGATGAGCGCAAGATGATCGATGTCACTATGACCAAGCTCCGCTCATTCGTAGAGGAGACTGGTGTTGGCTTGTTCCTTATTTCTCACCTTAGGAGGGGTCGAGATGATCGAGGCCATGAGGATGGGGCTCAGATCTCTATGTCGCAGCTTCGAGGTTCACATTCAATCTCGCAGCTTTCAGATGTTGTCATCGGCCTGGAACGGGCTGTATCTACCGGAGCAGACTGTGCAAGACTCAGAGTACTCAAAAACCGTTTCAATGGAGCCACAGGAGATGCAGGAGAACTCATCTACAACAAACAAACAGGAAGAATGCAAGCTGCTGAGGTACTACCATCTATCGACACTACCGATTTCTAACGTAGTGCTCATCATAGATGAGAGCCCTGAGGGTGAGCTTCTCAAAAGTATCCGCAACTACGTGCTGCAGGATACCGACTACCACCAACACCTACCACTGCTTGAGGCGCAGTATCACAAGTCCATCCTCGTCTCGTACGAGGTGCACAAGTTCCCAACAATTCTGCTCTTAGACAAGTACAACCAAGAGGTGTTCCGCCTTGAGGGCACTGCTTGCCTGAATGCAGACAGGCTTATCTCAATCGTCCACCATCTGGAGTACAACTGTGATTCTAACCTTTGACATTGAGACCAATGGCCTTGTACGTACTTTCGATCGTATCCATTGTCTGGTTATTCAGGACGTTGAGACTGGTGAGGTCTATCGATTTAATGATGAGCCTGACTCGAAAGAGCGGAACATCAACGTAGGTATCAACGAGCTTCTGATGGAAGCCGATGAGATCTGGGGCCACAACATCGTCAACTTCGACATCCCGGCTATCCAACGCCTCTACCCCTACTTCAAGGAGATCGAGGCTAAGATCTACGACACCCTGATCCTGTCCCGCCTGTTCTTCACGGACATCCTTGACCGGGACCTGGGTAGCAAGCCACGGGACATGCCCCCTAACCTCTATGGCCGTCACAGCCTGGAGAGCTGGGGATACCGACTCAAGTTCCGCAAGGGTGAGTTCGGTAAGACCTGCGACTGGCAGGTGTACAGCCGTGAGATGGAAGACTACTGTGAGCAGGACGTACGTGTAACGACCAAGCTCGTGCAGATGTTCCGCCCCAAGGTCAAGCTCTATGCTGATCCCATTCAGCTGGAGCACGAATGCCAGCGCATCATGGCTGAGCAGGAGCAGTCTGGCTACCCTTTTGACATTGAGGCTGCGCAGCGCCTGGATAACAAGCTGCGTACGGAGATCGAGAAGCTCTCGGACGAGATGACTTCGAAATACGTCTTCGTACAAGGCGCAGAGTTCACCCCGAAGAGGGATAACAAGAGACAGGGCTATGTTGCTGGTTGCCCTTTCACGAAGCTCAAGGACTTCAATCCTGGCTCTCGTGATCACATTGCTTGGATCTTCACCACCCTCCATGGTCACACATTCACAGAGCTTACTGAAACAGGCAAAGCAAAGATCGACGACACCGTGTTACGGGCTGTTGGTCACCCAGATGCAGACAAGTTCGCCCGCATCATGGAGCTTCGGAAGTTTCTGGGCCTTTTGTCGGAGGGAGATAACAGCTGGCTTAAGCTTGTTGAAAGTGATAACCGGCTCCATCATTCGTGTATTTTAAACACTGCCACAGGACGCAATGCCCACAACCGACCCAACCTCGCACAAGTCCCAAGCGGACACGAATACCGAGAGCTCTTTAATCCCGGACCTGGAAGACTTCAAGTCGGCAGTGATGCAAGTGGCTTGGAGTTACGCTGCCTTGCTCACTATCTGGCTCCTTACGATGGCGGGGCTTTCGGCAAGGAACTACTTGAGGGAGACATCCACACAAAGCTTGCAGAGATCTACGGCACCGATCGGAAGAACGGTAAGACCGTAACCTACTGCATGATCTACGGCGGCGGTAACGCCAAGCTGGGCCTGGCAGCAGGCGCTAGTAAGGCCAAGGCTGTCTCTCGTGGTAAGGCTATCCGAAAGGCTGTTATGGACGGTCTTACAGGTTTCAAGGAACTGATGGACGCTGTGTCCAGTAAGGCTGAGAGCGGACAACTCAAGGGCCTGGATGGCCGCATCATCAGGATCAAGAAGCCACACGCTGCCCTCAACTACCTACTGCAAAGCGCTGGAGCTGTCATCTGCAAGAACTGGGTGGTCAACATGAACGGATACTTCAAGGGTATGGATGTCCAGCACATGGCTTTCGTACATGACGAGGTGCAGTTGTCGGTTGACCCCAAGGATCTCGAAGATGTCACCAAGTACCTACACCAATCAATGACTGATGTCCAAACCAAATTCAACTTCCGAATCGCTCTTGAGTGCGAAGTCGTTAGCGGAGCAAATTGGGGAGACACCCACTAAGAGGTACCTGAACTGCAGGCACTGTGGGTATGAGACTGCCCCATCTAGGTGGTCTGTCAGAGAAAAAAGATGGAGGCACACATCTGAGTGTCAGGCTTGTAGAGACTTCAAACACAAGTATGGCTTCAATCTAACCCACGAGGATAGGGCAATACTAAACGCTGAGCCCTACTGCGGTATTTGCCAGGCAACCGATAAGCTACACATAGATCATTGTCACGCCACCAACAAGATACGCGGCTACCTATGCAGCAACTGCAACACCTCCATCGGGCTACTGAACGAGGAAGTGTTCAGGCTCGCTAAAGCCATCGTATACCTCACCAAACACAATGACCCTCCTACTGATTGACTTCGACCCTATCCTGTATCGAGCTGCCTCAACATCTGAGACCGAGCTGGAGTTTAACCCCGAATGTACTGTTGTCATCGGGGACTTCAAGCGCGGCAAACAGATCGTCAAGCAGCTGATGCGGGAACTCATGACCCGTTTCGATTCTACACATGTGCTCTGCTTCACAACTAGCCCAATTAACTTCAGGAAAACAGTCTTCCCAGACTACAAAGGAAACCGAGTCAAGCGGAAACCTTCTGGGTATCTTAAGCTCAAGAAATGGGCCAAAGACACCTGGCCTACCTACGAAAGGGAAGGGCTCGAAGCTGACGACCTTCTTGGAGTCGCTTGCACAAGCGGGAAACACCCCGACTTCATCCTCTGCTCTCCAGATAAAGACCTCCAACAGTTCCCAGTCAAAATCTGGAACAACAAAGAACTCTTTCAGCAAACTAAAGAAGCTGCTATCTACAAACGCTGGGAGCAAGCGCTGACCGGTGACCAGACAGATGGTTACCCCGGTGCTCGTGGCATCGGCCCTAAGCGCGCCCACCAGCTGCTCAGTCAAGTCAAGGATGGGGACTACTGGCCAGTAGTCCGTGACGCCTTTCTTGACGCCGGCCACACCGAGGAAGATGCTATCACTTCCGTCCGCCTAGCAACAATCCTCACAGCTGACATGATTGATGCAGCTGGTAAACCTATTCTCTTTACCCCATGAACGTCTACTACTTCCTGTTCACAATCATCATTGTAGCTATTGCCCTTGAACCCCACTTTATGCGCTGGGTTCAGTTGCAAGTCATCCGCTTTGAGCACCTTGTGGAGTCTAAAGTCTTAAAGGTGAAGCTTCTGGCTGAAATATATCTAGAGAGGTTCTACATGAAGATCGGGTACGTACCCAAGAAGTACTATGACATGGCTTCAGAAATCCGCAAAGATCTTGGACTCGAAGATGAATGATTTTCCACCACCATCCCAAATGTGTAAGTATTCACCAGCCCACTACCAACGTGGCAAGATTCAAGTATGGGATTTCATTGCTGACCAGCAGCTTGGCTACCTGGAAGGCAATGTTATCAAGTACATCTGCAGAGCAGGCCACAAGGCCCACGAGAGCAGCCTAGACGACCTGCTTAAGGCACAGGCGTACATCAACAAACTCGTTTCCATCACACAACATGTCGAGCCACCAGCAGCAAGCCGTTGACTTCCGTTTGGCAATGGGCCAGACACTCAACCTCTTCAGTAGGGATGTGGTGAAGTTCCAACGCACCTTGATCTCAGAAGAGTTCCAGGAGCTCATTGAAGCCCTGTATCTCGCATCAGACGACCTGCGCAACAAGCGCGCACGAGAGGAGGCCCTCAAGGAGCTGGCAGACCTCGTTTACGTCTGCTACCAGCTTGCTGCTGCAGTAGGCTGGGACTTGGATGAGGCCCTTGATCGGGTTCAAGCTTCCAACATGTCCAAGCTTGTTGACGGTAAGCCAATCCGCCGTGAAGACGGTAAGGTTCTGAAAGGCCCCAACTACCAACCCCCTACCCTGATTGATCTCGTATGAACGTAAAGCTTGTATGGGCTACCCCTGAAGGCGACCAGTTGATCGCCAAGATGGCACGTGTCTCGAACCCAGCTAACGAGAACAACGATGCCACAGCCCCCAAACTCATCAAGTACCTAATCAACCACGCGCATTGGTCACCATTTGAGATGGCCTCGCTGTGCGTTGAAATTGAAACCGAACGTGATGTCGCAGCCCAAATACTACGCCACCGGAGCTTCTCCTTCCAAGAGTTCAGCCAACGCTATGCTCAGGCCCCACTGCCCGTCGTGCCTGCTCTGCGTAGACAAGACCTTAAGAACAGGCAGAACAGCACAGACGACCTCCCAGAGCAGCTCGTAGAGCGCTACCAGGAGGCTATCGCACGCCACAACCTGGCAGGCTACGACCTCTACCAGTCCATGCTGGATGCTGGTGTGGCCAAGGAGTGCGCACGCCGCGTGCTTCCACTATCAACACCCACTCGGATGTACATGTCAGGTACAGTCCGCTCGTGGATCCATTACTTCAAGGTCCGCTGTGACCCCGCAACCCAACTAGAACATAGAGAAGTAGCTGATGCAATCCGTAGAATCTTCGTTGGAGTCTACCCAGCTGTTGCCGCCGCAACCGGAAATAATTACCCATGAAGACTGTGTAGAAATACATGTCGGGGAAGAGATCGGCTGGGTCTCTTCCTTTCACCTAGTCGATCCCAAAGTCAACCAACTCAACCAAGCATATGTCGTTTCCCAAGCAAGCACCCTGCGCTAATCCCGTCTACTTCCGCACCTACTCACGCCGCACAGAGAACGGTAAAGAGACATGGCAAGACACCGTTGAGCGGTGTGTATCTGGCCTTACCCGTGTGGGACACCTGGAAGAAGATGAAGCTGCTCTGATCCGTGAGCAGATGTCTGAGCTCAAGGCTCTACCCTCTGGCCGATGGCTGTGGGTAGGTGGCACCCCCTGGATTGAGCAGCAGAAGAACTTCAGTGGTGCCTACAACTGCACCAACACTGACCTGGAAGATCTCGAGGCCTTCAGCCTGCAGATGGAGCTCCTGATGATGGGCTCTGGTACCGGAGCAATCATTGAGCCCCGCACCTTTGAGAAGCTCCCAGTAGTGAGACAAAACTTTACATTAGATATCCTGGAGAAAATTGGGGAAGAAGAAAACCCAGTTGAGCACACGATTGCGGCCATTAGCAAGGAAGAAGCCATTGTTACCGTTGGCGATTCACGAGAAGGTTGGTGTGACGCCTTCCTCTCACTCCTTAATCTAGCTTGTGGCCCGGACAAGATCGAAAAGGTAGTAATCGATCTATCACATGTCCGGGCTCCTGGCTCACCCATTGCCGGCTTCGGTGGGGTGGCCAACCCAGTTAAGCTCGCCCATTTCTATCGACGTGCTGGAGAAATTCTCTCCAAGGCACACGGTCGTAAGCTCACTTCTGTTGAGTGCTGCCTACTGCTAGATGAATCGAGCCTCGCCGTTGTGGCAGGTAACGTTCGCCGTTCTGCTGGCATGCGCCAGTTCCACGGTGACGATGAAGCAGCAGCAGTAGCAAAAGACAATCTCTGGCAACAGGGCGAAGATGGTAAGTGGCGGATTGATCCTGAGCGTGATGCGCTACGCATGGCTAATCACACTCGGGTATTCCACGCCAAGCCTACGTTTGACGAGGTTAAAGCTAGTGTTACCAAGCAATTCTATTCAGGAGAAGGTGCTATCCAGTACGCCCCCGAGGCTATTGCTCGGAGTAGCGTTGACTTCCTGGATACTGACGACAAGAAGCGCCAGTTCCTCTATCTCTACGAGGCATCCCCAGATCTCGCAGCAGGATACCTCGAGGATCTAGGTGCTGACCACATTGAACACCGCATGGGTCGCTACGGCTTGAACCCCTGTGGTGAAATACTTGGCAAGGACTTCCACTGTAACCTTGCTGAGATCCACTTGAACCAGCTGGATCCCAATGACTGGGATGCCCAGCATCGTGCGTTCAAGGCAGGAGCAATTGCAGCCGCAGCGTTGCTCCATCATGAGTTCAAAGTTCCCCGCTATCAGTTCAGCCGTGAAGTCGATCCCATCATTGGTGTCAGCTTCACTGGTCTCTTCGACTTCTTCGTGAAGGCATTCGGAGCAGGCTGGCTTGATTGGTGGGAGAAGGGCCGCCCCAATGGTCCTGAAGGTCTTGGCTATCGCATTGTCGAGAGCAACTACCTTGACTTCTGGCGTCGTACCGTAGAGGAGACAGTCACTGAGTACTGCAACCGCCACGGACTGCGCATCCCCAACCGTTTCACCACCGTACAACCTGCCGGAACCAAGTCCCTTCTCACCGGGGCTGCTCCTGGCTGGCACCCGCCCAAGGCAGCACGGTTTATCCGTCGCATCACCTTTGCCAAGAACGATCCTGTCGCTCTGGCTTGTGAGGCTTACGGCTACAAGATCATTCCGTCTCAGTCAGATCGTGACGAGACAGGTGCTCTGCTGGACGATCCTCGTGATCCCCGCTGCACTGAGTGGCTTGTAGAGATCCCTGTCCAGACACCCTGGGCTGATCTTCCTGGCTGCGACCAGTACAACATTAACGGCTTTGGAATCAACGCACAGTGGGACTTCTACATGCAAGTGCAGAAGTATTACACAACCCACAACACTTCAGCAACGCTGGAGTATCGCGAGCACGAGATCGAAGAGTTGTCTACCCTCATCCACAAGGCTATCCAAGCTGATGAAGGATACATCTCTGCCGCCTTGCTGGCTCGTTTCGATGCCAATGAAACATTCCCTCGCCTCCCGTTTGAACCTATTGATCGGGAGACATACGAGCAGCTGGAACGTGATGTACTGGAGCGTCGTATCACTGACGACTTTGCTCTGGCTATGTCAGTTTATGGAACTGCCCACGAGGCCAGTGGCCCAGCGGCTTGCGACGGGGATAAGTGCCTCTTCTCTGAGAAGAAACCTCAATGATTGACCCCACCTTAGAGTTCAGCTCAGCTCAACTCAAGCGCCTCATCAACAAACTTGAGCAGCTCTACCCGGACACCTACCCGGACCACATGCTGGACCCTAGGGAGGTAGCCTACCGGGCTGGTCAAGTTTCTGTTGTTCGACACCTCAAACAAGAACTGGAGAAACCCCATGTGTAGTGGTGGAGGTCCTTCGGGACCTTCTTCTTCTGACATGAAGAAGCAGGAGCAGGCTCAGAAGCGCTCCGAAAAGCAGATGAAGCGCCAGTACAAGCGCACCGAGAGGAAGGCTCAGAAACGTCACAACGAAATGGTGGCGCAGAATGAGCGTACATTCAAGGAAGGCCAGTACAACGCATTCCAACAATTCAAACTATCACAATCGCAGCAGTCGCAGCAAGCGGCTATGCAGATGCAATCTCAGATGATGCAGTTTGCTGCTAGCCAGAAGATGGCACAGCAACAGATGGCAGCACAGATGATGGAGAATCGTCGGCTAGCCAAGGAGTCTGAGATGGCAGCCCTGAAAGCTCAGGGACTTCAACCCACCGTGAATGAGAACGAAGCACGTCGTATCAAACCACGGGACCGGAACCAGAACAGGTCGATGGGTACCGGACAACTAGTAGCTAAATCTAACCCAGGACTATCAATCGCAGGCTAATGGCAAAGAAGAACAATCAAGGAGTACGTAAGGCTCTCAAGAATGCAGGCTCCACCCTGTCTAGGAAGGAAGCCAAGCAGATTAAGAAGAGCACAGGCGCTAGTCTGGACAAGGTTTACTCTCAAGCTAACAAGCAGGGTGTAGGCCTGGAGCAGAGCGCTACTAAATACTATCAGAATCAGAACGAATCGGCTTACCAGAAGGAGGCCTTCCTTGGCCAAGCTCTTGGTGATCTTGGGATCTCCAATCTATCCAAGACGCAGAAGGCTATCCAGGGTGCTACCCCAGGAAAGAATCAAGCCTTTGGTTACAACAAGAGTGGCGGATTCTATGATCAGATCAGCAAGAATGACAAGACCTTAGATAGTCTTATCAGTGCTGGTGGTACCGTAGGTGATGTCGCAGATCCTGTACAAGATGTAGCTGTTGAGTCTACAGAGCCAGCAGTTGAAGATCCCTACGCCATTGACTTTGAGTCATTCTTCAATGAGATGGCAGCCCAGCAGAATGCTTGGGCAGAAGACTTCGCTACAGCTATGGACTCGGTACTGACCGGTATGGAGGAATCCATGGGTGAAATCATGGCTGGAATTGCTGGCGATACAGATGTATCCACAGCTGAGCCTACCGACACCATCCGTGGTGAGTTCGAGACTGGCGCACAAGACTCAGCAACCTCAGTACCTGACGTTAATGGTCAAGGCACAGATGAAGTACTCGACACATCAAATGATACAGGCCTCGCTATTGGTGACGCTACAGGTCCTACTGGCCTTGCTACTCCTGACGATGTGACCACATCTAGTGGCCTCGCTATCGGAGTATGATAAATGGACGATCGTAAAGAGAGACTATCAGCTGAGCAGCGGTATGTACGCCTCAGCTCCACACGCCAACAGTTTCTGGACATCGCCCGTGACTGCTCGAAGCTAACGCTTCCATATCTACTGCCCCCTTCAGGCCACTCGAACGGAGTTTACCTCCCAACACCGTGGCAATCAGTGGGCGCCAAAGGCGTAAACGTAATGGCTAGCAAACTGATGCTGGCCTTGTTCCCAATCAACCAAACCTTCTTCAAGCTACAGATCAACGACGGCCAACTGGCCAAGGATCCTGAGCTGGATATGAAGGCACGTTCTGAGATCGATCAAGTGCTCTCCAAGATGGAGCGCGTGGTCATGCAGAACATTGCAGAGACAGCTGACCGTGTGATCATCTCACAGGCCATGCGTCATCTGGTCACATGCGGCAATGCCCTGCTTTTCATGGGCTCAAAGGGTCTCAAGATGTACCCGCTTGACCGCTATGTAGTGAACAGAGATGGCGATGGTAACGTCATTGAGATCGTTACACTCGAGGCTGTGCCCCGTGAAACCCTGCCTGAAGAGTTTCAGCGTGGCGGTGACATGATGCCCGGCAACCATGTCGGCGAAGGTGGTGGTGGTAACATCACTGGTGATCTTGTCATCAACCCAGACCTTGACGAGGCAGCCCTGTACACCTGGGTGACTCTCGAGAATGGGCGCTGGTCCTGGTACCAAGAGGTAGATGGCAAGCCACTACCCGATACAGAGAGCAGTGCTCCCAAGAACACCTCACCCTGGATCCCCCTGCGGTTCCAGATGGTAGACGGTGAGAGCTATGGACGTGGACGTGTGGAGGAGTTCCTTGGTGATCTCCGCTCCCTGGATAGCTTGATGCAGTCGATCGTGGAGGGCAGCAGTGCTGCATCCAAGGTCGTCTTCCTCGTTAGCCCCAGCTCCACAACCAAGCCGAAGCAGCTGGCCGAAGCCCACAACGGCTCCGTCATTCAGGGCCGCCCTGATGAAGTCGGAGTTGTACAAGTCGGTAAGACGGCTGACTTCAAGACAGCGTACGACATGATCAACATGTTGACGCAACGCCTCAGCGATGCATTCCTCAGCCTGAACGTGCGTGACTCTGAGCGGACTACCGCAGAAGAGATCCGCTCTACCAAGTCTGAGCTGGATGAGCAGCTGGGTGGTATCTACAGCAGCCTCACCATTGAGCTGCTTACACCTTATCTCAACCGTAAGCTCTCGGAACTCCAACGCAAGAAGGAACTACCGAAGCTGCCCAAGGATCTCGTGTTCCCCACTGTCGTAGCCGGCCTGTCCGGTGTTGGCCGTGGCCAGGACCTGCAAGCCCTGACTGGATTCATCCAGACTCTGGGCCAGACCATTGGTCCTGACAAGATCCCAACCTTTGTAAACCTCGAGGAGTTCACCAAGCGCCTTGCTACCTCCGCAGGTATCGATCAGCTAAACCTGATCAAGACTGCAGAAGAGCGTCAGCAGGAGCAGCAGGCAGCCCAGCAAGCAGCACAGCAGCAGTCCCTTATGGATCAAGCTGGACAGCTGGCAGGCACACCAGTCATGGACCCCTCTAAGAACCCAGGAATTCTCGATCAGATAAATGACAGCACCCCGCAAGAAGCCCCCCCTCAAGGTGGAGCAGCCGGCTAACCTCCCGGAACCAGAGGTGAAGGAGGAGAAGAAGCCAGAAGTGCTTACCCCTAAGCAGCGTAAGTACAAGCCAGCCGACAAGGTCAAGCCAACCTTTGGCGGCGTTCGCACCGTAACCCACTGAACATGTCAAACACATCCACATTCTACGATCCGTCTGAAGATGACCAGGCGGTGAAGGCAGCTGAAGCCCGAGCATTGGCCGAGGGTGAGCGCCTAGCACAAGCTGAAGAGGACGATTCACAACGTCGCTTCCAGCAAGCTCGTGCAGAGCAGGAAGAGCAGGTCCGGTATGCCGGTAAGTACAAGTCAGCTGAAGAGCTGGAGCGTGCCTACAAGGAGCTGGAGAAGAAGCTTGGTGAGAAGACTGAAGCACCCGCTGAAGAAGAAGCCCCCGTTGAGCCCGCTGAAGAGCAGGCTGAAGAGGTAGAAGTAGATCTAGTCCGTCGTGGTCTGGAGAAAGCTGCTCAGGAGTTCGATGAAGGTGGAAGCATTTCCCCTGAGACTCTTGACGCGCTGTCGGAGCTTGACTCCCGCACGCTCGTTGAGACCTGGGCAAAGTACATCTCAGAGTCCCGCGGTCAAGCTGAACAAGCACAGGTGTCAAACGCCGAGGTTCAGCGTATTTACCAATCGGTAGGTGGTCAGCAATCCTACGTAGAGATGACCCAATGGGCTGCTGAGAATCTCTCTGCAGAAGAAATTGGAGCTTACGATTCAGTCGTCAACAGCGGCAACCTTGACGCCGCATACTGGGCAGTACAAGGACTCAAGTCCAAGTACGCCGAAGCTAATGGCAGCCAAGGTAAGCGGTATTCTGGAGGACGTGCGCCTGCACCTCAACCGGGCTTCCGCTCGCACGCTGAACTGGCAGCAGCTATCCGTGATCCACGCTACAACGAGGATCCAGCATACCGGATGGATGTAGAAGCAAAGCTAGCAAGGTCTGGTGACTTGATCTAAATGGTCAAAGGGGGATTCGATTCCCCCTCTTGTTATTGAGCCGCCATGCTCGTTAAAAACTGGCCCTTGCAAGAGGCCCGAGAGGATACCCTCAATGAAAGGTTTTACCTTACAATTGAATAACCTGACTGACCAACGAAACGTTTCCAAATAGTGACCCCTAGGGACAAGTCTTTGCCTCAAACGTAAACCTTGTCTTTAATCTAGACCAATGACCAACGTCAACATTACGTCTCCCGGCCAGGTAAATGGTGCCGGTGATGAAAGGGCTCTGTTCCTTAAGCTGTTCAGTGGCGAAGTGTATGAGTCCTTTCGTAACAACCTGATCTCCAAGGGTCTGGTGATGAACCGCACCCTGCGTGGACAGAAGGAGACTCAGTTCATTCACACCGGAGCCATGAGCTCTGGCTACCACACTCCTGGTACCCCCATTCTGGGTACTGCGGGTGAGCCCCCAGTGGCAGAGACCACGATCACCATGGACCAGCTCCTGGTGTCGAGCGCCTTCCTGTATGACCTGGAAGAAGTTCTCTCCCACTACGATCTGCGTGGCCCCATCAGCCGTCAGATCGGTTACCAACTTGCTCAGCACTATGATCGTCGTGTGTTCCGCACCCTCGATCTGGCTTCGGGCGAGAGCGCTGCTGTGACTGGTGAGCCCGGTGGCTTCCGAGTCAACATCGGTGTGGGTAACGAGTACAACGCACAGGCCATCGTGGACGGCTTCTTCGAAGCTGCTGCTGTGCTTGACGAGCGTTCTGCTCCTCAGGAAGGTCGTGTTGCAGTGCTGTCGCCTCGCCAGTACTACAGCCTGATCTCCAGCGTGGACACCAACATCCTGAACCGTGACATCGGTACTTCCACCCAGGGTTCGCTGAACTCCGGTGAAGGTCTGTATGAGATCGCCGGTATCAAGATCTACAAGTCCAACAACATTCCGTTCCTCGGCAAGTATGGTACCTCCACTGGTACTACCATCGAGGACAATGATGACACCAACGAGAAGAATGGATACGGTGACGCCACCGACTTCTCCAACGCTTGTGGTCTCATCTTCCACCGTGATGCTGCTGCTACCGTCGAGGCCATCGGCCCCAGCGTGCAGACCACCAGCGGTGACTTCAACGTTCAATACCAAGGCTCCATGATCGTGGGTCGTCTTGCAATGGGTTGCGGTTCTGTCCGCGTGTCCGTTGCTGGCGCTCTTCGTAACCTGGCCTGATCCTAAGGGGGTGGCTTCGGCTGCCCCCTTTTTTTTTACGCTTGCCCCCAGACCGGGGCATACTCCCTTAAGCACATGACAACCAAGCTTGATGCTGTCAACCAGATGTTGTCTTACATCGGTGCCTCAGCAGTAAACACTATCGATAATGACAACCCAGAGATCTACAGTGCCATCGCCATCCTAGATGAGGTGACACGTAGTGTCCTGTCTGAAGGCTGGGACTTCAACTCAGAGCAGAAGTATCCGTTTACTCCTGACTCAGTTACTAAAGAGATAAGCATCCCAAGCAACCTGATCTACTTCGAGGCCAACCTCGAGGAGCACGGTAACGACTACCAGCTGGTGGTACGTGAAGGTAAGATCTACGACAAGCGGTACCACGTGTATCAGTTTGATGAGCAGCTCAAGTGCGATGTAGTGTGGCTTGTTGACTTCGAGGATATGCC